ACAAGCAAAGCGTGTAGCTTGGGACTATCTCGTTAAGTACACTACTCCGCTAGGCGGTACTAACAACATCTCAGAGTTACGAGTTGACTTCTGGGGTAGGCGTATTCAGCTATATGGCTCAGACAATCCTGATTCCCTGCGAGGTCAATACTTTGATGGGGTAATCATTGATGAGGTGGGTGACCAGAATCCTAAGATATGGACTGATATTGTTAGACCAGCCCTGACAGACAGAAAGGGCTGGTGTTTATTCATTGGTACACCCAAAGGACACAACCACTTCAAAGAACTGCGAGACAGAGCAGAGAAAGAGGAAGGATGGGGATTGCTAGAGTTCAAAGCCTCAGAGACAGGGGTGGTGGACGATACAGAACTAAAGGCAGCTAAGAATGAGATGGGCGAGGATAAATACCGCCAAGAGTTTGAGTGTAGCTTTGACGCTGCTGTAGAGGGTTCTTACTATGGGCAAATCCTCAACGAGTTGGAAGAAAAGAAGCACATGCAGGAGATACCCAGAGAGGAACTGAGCAGGACTTTTACTGCTTGGGACTTGGGAATGGGTGACTCTACGTCTATCTGGGTGGCTCAGTTGGTGGGTACTGAGGTGCGCCTAATCGACTATTACGAGAATCACGGAGTAGGTTTAGACCATTACGTTAAGTGGATTAAGGATAACGATTATCTTAAAGCTGAACACATCCTTCCGCATGACGTTAGGGTTAGAGAACTTGGAACTGGTAAAAGCCGCATGGAAATGCTTGAAGACGCAGGGCTAGAAGTCAAGATTGCACCCAGAATGGGACTAGACGATGGCATCCAAGCGGTAAGAAGGTTGCTGCCAAGGTGTTGGTTTAATGTACCAAAAGTGCAGATAGGCTTAAATTGTCTAAGAAATTACCGCAGAGATTACGATGAGAAGCGTAAGATATTCTTTGAGCGTCCATTGCATGATTGGTCATCACATGGCTCGGACTCATTTCGCTACTTAGCCCTTGGATTGGATGAAGGACATTCAACATGGTCTAAGCCGATTAACCAAACTCCGAAATGGATTGTCTAATGTATGTGCAAATGCAGGGCATAAATCTAGCCCCTAAAGTAAAAGAACTTGAAAAACGTATCGAAATGCTTGAAAATATGGTAAAAGAGTTACAATTGGATAAACCCAGAATGGGACGCCCTCCAAAGGACAAGCATGGCACAGAACGAGTTAATGTCGATAATCCAAGCAGAGATTGACGATGCAATTGGATTTATTGAAAGCGAAACTGTTGAGCAGCGCAAACAGGCTCTGGAGGCTTATCTACGACAGCCCTATGGTAATGAAGTTGAGGGTAAATCTCAAATCGTTACAGGAGAAGTGGCAGAAGCGATAGATGGTGCGCTGCCTAGCCTAGTCCGTATCTTCACAGGCTCAGACAATATCGTAGTTTTTGAGCCACAAGGCCCGAGGGACGAAGCCTCCGCAAAACAGGCCACAGACTACTGTAATTGGGTATTCAACAGGGACAACGAAGGCGTGTCCATTCTCCATGATTGGTTTAAAGATGCACTCTTACAAAAGAACGGCATCTTAAAAGCGTATTGGGAAGACAAAGAAGACATAACCAAAGAGCGTTACTTTGATTTGACTAACGATGAGTTAGCAATGTTGATGAGTGATGAGACTATGGAGATTGTCGAGCAAGATACGACTGAGTTCCCAATATTTGACCCAATGGGTCAGCCAGTTATAGACCCTATGGGTATGCCTGTGATGGGTGCTACACACAATGTTGTGGTGCAACAAAAGAAAAAGTCAGGCAAGGTAACAATTGAGAACGTACCCCCAGAAGAATTCCTGATAAGCAAGAAGGCTAGAACTATTGCTGACTCACCTTTTGTAGCCCACAGGCAGATGTTGACTCGTAGCACATTGATGGCTATGGGGTTTAACAAGAAGCAAGTAGAAGGCTTGCAGATGGGTGATGCACTAGCGTACACACCAGAGCGTGTGGCTCGTTATGCAGCAGGTGAGCAACCTTACCAAACGCAGACAGATGACCCCTCAATGCAAGAGATTGAAGTCTTTGAGTGCTATGTCAAAACTGATATAGATGGCAAAGGCATTGCTTCATTGGTTCAAGTGTTCTACGCTTCTAATGAGATTCTTGAGGATGCCAAGGGTAAGGAGATGGTTGAGGAAGTGGACTATGTTCCTTTCCACTCAATCTGTCCTATTCCAATTCCGCATAAGTTCTTTGGTAACTCGTTGGCTGACAGAACAGTTGACCTACAGTTAATCAAGACTACTATCACTCGTCAGATGTTGGATAACTTATATCTGACAAACAATGCTCGTGTGGTTGCGGTGGAAGGTCAAGTAAACCTTGATGACTTGCTGACTTCTACTGCTGGTGGTGTTATTCGTGCTAAGTCACAAGGTGCTGTGCAACAGTTGGTTGTTCAGAACGTGGCGAATCAGGCTTTCCCAATGCTTCAGTATCTGGACACAGTACAGTCTAAGCGTACTGGCGTGTCTGATGCTTCACAAGGCTTAGACCCTGCTATCTTGCAGAACGTGACTGCTGCTGCGGTTGCCTCTATGCAACAAGCTGGCGCAGGTAAGATTGAACTGATGGCTCGAATCTTTGCTGAGACAGGCGTTAAGTCATTGTTTAAGGGCATACTACATTTGCTCTGTAAGTACCAAGACAAGGCTCGTTTGGTGCGTATGAGAGGAGAATTCGTAGAGTTTGACCCTAGAACATGGGCTAACCAATACGATGTTTCTATCAATGTAGGTTTAGGTGCTGGTAACCGACAAGAGCAGATGGCTATGTTGTCTATGGTTCTTGCTAAACAAGAGCAGTTGATTGCTCAGTATGGCCCCGCCAATCCTTACGTTTCCCCTGCTCAGTATCGTGGCACATTGGGGCGCATGGTAGAGATTGCTGGGTTTAAGGATTCTGCTGAGTTCTACAAAGCTATTACGCCAGAGCAAGACCAAGCGTTAAGTAATCCTCCTCCACAGCAACAACAAATGCCTCCAGAGATACAGGCATTGATGGCTAAGACTCAAGCTGAGATACAAGCCAACCAAGCTAAAGCACAAGCTGACTTGCAGATGCAACAACAGCAGATGCAGATTGACATGGAGATGGCGCAACAGAAGGCTGCCCTTGAAATGCAATTGATGCGTGAGAAAGAGATGGCTAAGTTGCAATTAGAGCGTGAGAAACAACAGGCTTACTTTGCATTGAAGCAACAAGAGTTTGAAGCAGAAGCCCAATTGAAAGCAATGAAGATTGGTGCTGGCATAACATCCAACGTAGAGATTAGAGGTTAATCATGGCGACTACAAAGTACACGCAAGAACAAATTAACGCTGCTCTTGCGGAGGAATTAAGATTAAAACCTAGCCTTTCTCAAGCTGCTTTAACAAGTGCTGGTAAATCTCTAGGCTTGTCAGATGCTCAAATCAATGCGGCTTTTGATACCCTCGCTGGCTTTAATGCTCAAGGTCAATGGGACGCTGCTGATTACATGGCAAATCGTGTGTCTGGTACACCTGACTATCAATTGCAAGTTGATGCGGCTCGTGCTGCGGCTCAAAATGAACTGAGAACAAAAGGCCCACAACAATCTGTTACTGACCCTATAACTGGTCAAGTTAAAACACTAACTCGGTACAATCCAGACTTTAACCCTAATGACCCATATACATTGGCTATGTTGGGTTCTCAGATAGGTACTGGCGACACAAACGCAACTGCTTTCTTTGCAGAAAATCCTAGTTACGTTAAAAAAGCAACAGATGCGTGGAATACAGAAAAAGCAAGACTTGAAGAAATTGATAGAGTAAACGCTTTAAACGCTTCTAAAGGTTTATTAAATAATGTTGGCGGTGCAAATAACTATGCTGCTGGCGCAGTAGTCAATGCTGATGGCTCTGTAAAAATTGGTGATAAGTTATATTCTGCATCAGACGCAGCGTTGTATAACGCTTATCGTAGTGGCAACATAGCTGAAGTTAATCGTCTATTGGCGGCTAACAAGTTAACTGGTGCAGATGTAAAGTCTAAGTTTGGTTTAACAGATGCTGACATTGCGTGGATAACAAACAATGTTGGTGGTAAGTTTTACTCGCCTACTGGAACAGGCACAGGGACAGGAATTACAGGCATAATAAATACTATCGCTGGCAACCAAAACCAAGCTGCAACTCCAACAGGTCAGTTTCGTGAGTTGTTTCCATCCTTTGCAGAATCCAAGCGTTTAGCTAGTGAGATGGTTGCTAATCGTCCTACTACGCAAAGCATCATTAGCATGATTAACTCTAATGCTGCTAGACCTGTTACTGTTGATGGCGTAAATTATTCAGCACCAGAATCTGCTGCATACAATGCTTATCGTTCTGGTGATATGTCTGAGTTCAACAGGCTTACTCAATTGAATCAACTTACAGCACCTGCTATGCAAACCAAGTTTGGACTGTCTGATGCTGATATGGCTTATATTACAGGCAATAGAGGTGGTGTTTTCTATAACCCAACTGGAACACAACAACCTGCGACACCATCATTGAACAACGTATTAAGCCTGATTTCTAAGTAATAAGACCATGAACTACGAACAACTGCTTGGGATTGTTGGTGGAAGTAATCCTAAAGATGCTTCTTATCAGGACATTATTTCTGGTATCCAAAGCCAATACGCACCACAGTTAGGGTTTTTACCTACACGTTCATTGCTAGATACATTGGGTGAGCAGTTGCCTGACCAACCTAGAATTGCTTATGGCTCGTTGTTGCAAGCACAACCAAGAGTTCTGCCTACACCCATGACGGCAATTAAGAATCCAGATGCAGCAGCTAGTGTAGATTCTGGGATTATTTCTGGTGCTGACACATCTACAGGCAAGATTACTGGTAACACAGCAATTGACAATACGCTTGTCTATAACAATGACTTTACTAATGTTGGTGGCACTATAGGCGGTACATCTGGAGTAAACACAGGATTGTTTGGCACTAATGTCACAGGAACAGATGTAGCCAATGTTGCAG